GTCCTGACGCGCGAGGCCACCCATACGACGTTGGCTCAGGAGGACCAGGGGGCGATGACGAGCATCGCCACCAACGGGTTCCGTAGCGTCAAGAATGACACCATTTGGGACCGGTCGAGCATTTTGCCGGTGCTCGGCCCCATGTCGTCGAAGAACTGGCAGGCGATGAAGGCGCTGGTCACTCAGGGTCCGCGCTACCGCTTCCGTATCCGCAACGGCAAGCTCTTGGTCAATCCCGCGCCGGCCGCTGGCCTGACTTGGGCATTCGAGTACATGTCCAAGAACTGGATTCTGGCGGCTGATGGGACGACCTACAAACAGTATTCGACGCTCGACACCGACACCATCTTGCTCCCCGAGGAACTGGTCCTCATGGGCCTCAGGTGGCGGTGGAAGAAGGAAAAGGGTCAGGAGTACGCCGAGGACTTCCGCACCTATGAGATGCAGGTCAAGGACATGCTCGGCACGGATGGTGGCAAGCCCGTATTCTACATGGACGAGCAGGCTTGGCAGGGGCCGAAGCCTGGCATTTGGGTCCCTGATGGGTCTTGGAGTGTTCCCTGATGCGGTCTGCGCTGCGCATCAAGGCGGCGCCCAGGTCTAGGACGACGACGGTTGCCAGCATCCCGGCGCCGGTTGGTGGCTGGAACGCGCGTGACGCCTTGGCTTCGATGAAGCCCCAGGACGCCGTTGACCTGGAAAATTGGTTCCCCCAGACCAGCTATGTCGAGATCAGGGGCGGCTCTGCCTCGCACGCCACGGGGATGACCGGTAACGGCAAGACCCTGGCCGTCTACAGCCGGCTCAATGGCACCCAGGAAATGTTCGCCCTCACGCCGAGCGGGGTCTATGACGTTAGCAGCGCCGGCGCCGTTGGCCCCTCCAAGGCGGCGCGCACAAACGGCAAGCACCAGTGGGTCAACTTCCACGACAGCGGGACCAACTGGCTGATCCTCTGCAACGGTGTAGATAAACCTCTCTACTACGATGGTACTACTTGGACGGCGGTTGACGGTGTAAGCAGTCCGGCCCTGACGGGGCTCACAACGACCGACATCATCCATGTGAACGTCTACAAGGGCAGGTTGTTCTTCATTGAGAAAGAGCAGTTGTCCTTCTGGTACCTGGCGGCTGGCGCGGCCGGCGGCCACTTGACCGAGTTCTCTCTTGAAGGGGTGGTCAAGAAGGGCGGCTTCCTCATGGCCATGGGGACCTGGACCCTGGATGCTGGCGATGGCCCTGATGACCATGCGGCGTTCATCACATCCGAGGGCGAGGTCGCGGTCTACTCGGGGACAAATCCAGGTGACGCCAATGCTTGGTCGCTTGAGGGCGTGTACGAGATACCAGACCCGCTTGGCAGGAAGTGCTACTGCAAGCTTGGCGGAGACATGCTGTTGCTGACGCGCGGCGGCGCCTTCCCCATGGCCAAGGCGTTGCAGTCCAGCGCCATCGACTATCGGCTGGCGATCAGCGACAAGATCAACAAGGCGTTCACCGACGCGGCCGTTAGCTACGGGAATGTGTTTGGGTGGGTGCCTATCGTGTTCCCGGAGAAAAACGCACTCATCGTCAACGTTCCGCAGGCCGAGGACGGGACGCACGAGCAATATGTGATGAACACCATCACGCGGTCATGGTGCAAGTTCACCGACTGGGACGCGGAGGACTTCGCGGTATTCAACAACGAGCTTTACTTTTGCGATGGAACGGTCGTCTACAAGGCGTGGACCGGTCATGCCGACGGGCCAGACAACATCGTTGCCTACGCCAAGCAGGCGTTCAACTACTTCGGCAAGATGGGCGTGCAGAAGCACTTCAAGCTGTTCCGGCCGATCCTGGCCGTTGATGGCAACCTGTCCTTCCTGACCGACATCGACGTTGACTTCGCCCAAGACGAGATTGTTGGCACGGCCAACTACTCGGTCGTTACCGGCGCGACGTGGGACGTTTCTCTTTGGGACAACGCCGTGTGGGGCAGCGGCCTGACGGTGGTCAAGGAGTGGAACACGCCGGCTGAGTATCCAGGCTTCTGTGCGGCGCCCAAGCTCAAGGTCGCCACCAACAAGCTCGAGGTGCAGTGGATGGCATCCGACGTGGTGTTTGAGACGGGTGGGGTTGTGTGAGGGTTGAATACTCGCCTGAGGCCGTTGATTGGGTGGCCTGCCGCCTCCCGGAGGTGGGCTCGGGTGGGTTTTCTTCCAACACTCAGGGCGTTGCCGTGGTGGCTGAGGGCGACCGATCAATACTTGCGGGCGCGGTCTACCACGATTACTATCCCGACTACGGGACTATACAGATCAGTCTGGCGGCGGCGACACCGCGATGGGCGTCCAGGCGCATTATCGGCCAGATACTCTCGATAGCGTTCGAGCGGTATGGGTGTCACAAGATATGGGCCAGCACTCTACACTCCAACTCCCACGCGCTCAGGTTCATTCTCGGGGTCGGCTTCGAGAAGGAAGCCTTGCTGACCGACTTCTTCGGTCCAGGTCGGCATTCCATTGCCACCTCCATGACGCGCGACCAATGGGCTGAAAGGTATACCCATGGGCAAAAAGTCTCCATCGCCTCCGCCGCCGCCTGACTACGCTGGCGCTGCCGCTGCCCAGGGAGCCGCGAACAAGGAAGCCGCCATTGCCTCCTCGCGGCTGAACAATCCCAACGTCGTCAATCCATACGGCACGCAGACGTGGACCGAGGGCGCCGAGGCGGATGCTCGGCCGACGCTGACGCAGACGTTCTCCCCCGAGCAACAGGCTCTATTTCAGCAGGCGCTTCGCACTCAGGGGCTTCTGGGTGGCCTTGGGGAGCAGGGGGCCTCCGCGCTTCAAGGCGTGGTAGGCAAGCAGCTAGACCTCTCTGGTGCCCCACAGGCGCCGGGATCGGCCGAGGCCACCAGGCAGAAGGTCCTGGACGCCATGATGTCTCGCGTGGACGAGGACACCGCCAACCGGCGCGAGAACGTCAACGCAGACCTGATCGCGCGTGGCATTCGTCCTGGCACCAAGGCATACGGCGACCAGATGCTCATGGTTGACCGCGCCTACAACGACGCCCGCAACCAAGCGTTGCTGTCTGCCGGGTCGGAGGCGTCGCGTGACTTTGGGCTGGATACCCAACGGCGTAAGGACGCCATCGCCGAGATGCTGGCCCAGCGGCAGACGCCGCTAAATGAGGTGTCGGCGCTCATGTCGGGTGCCCAGGTGCAGAATCCATTTGCGGTTCCAGGGGCGGCTCAAGGCGCCAACATCGCGCCGCCGCCAATTTTCGGGGCAACGCAAGCCGGGTATGACGCCAGCCTTGATGCCTATAACGCCCGCGCCGGCCGGCGGGACGCCTTGACCAGCGGCTTGTTTGGGCTCGGGCGCGCCGCCATTTCCGCATATCCGTTCTTCAGGTAGGAGGGCGGGATGGCGCGCCGATACGACGACTACGGCTATAGCGTCGATCAACTCTCGCCTGACTTGGCGGCAGAAGCGGCCGGCGTCCGGCGCCGGCGGAGATTGGCTGAAGCTCTGTTGGAGCAGTCGTCGGCACCGATCCGTGGCCGCATGATCGGGCGGGTTTATGTGCCGGCAAGCCCACTTGAGGGACTTGCTAACATCGGACAGGCGTTCGCTGCTACCAAGCTAAGCGAGCGTGCCGACGAGCAGATGGCAGGAATTGGTCGCAAGTCCCGCGAGGAAGTCGTCAAGGAAATGGCCCGCGTCCGTGGCATTGGAGAAGGGATGCCAGGGCAAGTGCCGGAACCGGCGAGCGGGCCGCAGGACGACACGGTGCCTAGCGTCGGTGGCGTCAAGGGTGATCCTCGACGTGCGATCGAGGAGGCGATCATGTCGCAGTCGCCGATGGTACGCGACTACGGCAAGTTGCTGGAGCAGCGGGCGGCGCAGAAGGAGATGCTGGCCGAGCAGCGGTTGGGGCGCCTGCAAGATCGCACCATGACGCTTGAGGCACAGGCTGAGCAAAAGGGCCTTGATAGAGAGTCGCGAGAGCGTACCGAGAAAAGGTTGGATGAAACGCGGAAAGAGATTGCTGTCATAATGGCCGATTCTCGCCGCGATGCGGCGTCTATCGCGGCGGGGCGTGCCAATTCAAAGCAGCAAGAGATTGCCGACCTCATGGCTAGTGGCATGTCGCGTGAAGATGCCCAAGGCATTGCTTACGGCACCAGACGGGTAGTGACGGACCCGGTTACTGGCGCGCCAAGGATGGTTGATATTAGGACCGGACAGGAAC